GTTTCCCAGTCACGATCAGGGGAGGTAGCTACTTTACTGGAAAAAGAAGATTTACAAAGATTTCCAAAAATGGATATAGAAGCTACAATAGAATATTTATGGTAAAAGATAATGCATTTAATATAGAGATATTTGACCCTTCTCAAAACATTTGGAAACTTTTTCCTTTTCTTTCCTTCTTTCCTCCTTATAATCAGTTATATGATAGGGACAAGTCTAAAGATAAAGAAAAGTCTTCAAAGGAAATGTGGTGTGTCATATATGCTTGTTATCCAGATGAAGAAAAAAATGCTTTCTTTAGAAAGAGTCCGAAAGAGAGGGAGAAGGCAATACAAGAAGGAGTATATAAAGATATAAAGTGGAATGATAAGATTGTAAAAACATGCATGAATTCATTTCCTACTGATATTCTTACTTCTGCTCAAGCATCCTTAAAAATAGAATTAGAAGCTTTAAGAAAAAGAGCCGAGTATTTAAGAGATACTCCTATCAACAATGATACTGCAAGAACTTACAATACTATACAAAAAGATAGTATTAAAGTTTATGAGAATTATGAAAAGATTAAAGAAAAGTTTATTGAAGAAAAAGCTCAAATTAGAGCTAAAGGAGGTCGTAGGTTAACTAAAGCTGAAAAAGGTGAATTATGGTAAGATTTTTAAAAACAAAGACTTATTTGGTCAATAAAAAAGAAGCTGAGGATATTGAAAGATTAGGGTTAGATAAATATGATCCAACAGAAGTCGCTGTAGCTGGATATTATGCTATAGATCCGTGTAACGTAACAGCAGTTACAGAATTTGTAGATAATGAAGGAGAAGTAGATCCTGAGAAATCTAATATTATATTTTTAAATGATACTAATATAGTAGCAGGAGTTGCACCAGAAGTATTTATTGAAGAAGTATTAAAAGAAAAAATTGTTATAGTATGATGCCAGACGGCTCATGGATAAGAATAGAGAATTTAAAAGATATATTAGATCATTTTAGACCTGAGATATTACACCCGGATAATCCTAACTATAAAGGAATGTGGCGTGATTTAAAGGCTAAATGTACTAATGGTATATGGGTTCCACAATTTAATGGTATCAGATTTGCTCCTGGTAGATTAGGTTTCTTTGGTGTATTTGGTAAATTTGAAGATTGGACAGAACAAGGAGAACGTCTTATAATAACTCCGAAAGTAAGAGACTTAGAATGGCATCGAGCTTATTATACTGCTCAAATGGATGGGTTTTCAGGATTTTCTAATGACAATAAATATACTTCTGATACTGCTATTTTCACTGCTTCCAAAAATACTAGGAAAAATTTAAGTGAAAATAGATGGTTACATTTATTTACTCCTACTGGACAATTTAAAGAGTATATACCGTCGAATGACAACTTATTTATGCTTCATGATTTACCACATGAAGTTGACAGTGAACAAGAAATATTAAATATATTAGGTTATCCTTTATACTATAATGAAGGAAAAAATCATGCTGAATTCGGAGCGAGAGGAGGTGGGAAGATGGCTCCTTTATCTGAACCTATTCTAACTACAAAAGGTTGGGTAAAGATGGGAGATATAAAGATGAGAGATCAAGTTTATGGAAGAAATGGCATACCGGCAAACGTGGTAGGAATACATCCGCAAGGAGTAAAAAGAGTATGGAAAGTAGAATTGCAAGATGGTAGAATTAGTTATTGTGGGGATGAGCACTTATGGACAGTAAGAAAACCAAGTGGAATAGAAAAGGTTATCTCTACTAAAGAGATGTATAAGAAAGGATTGATTTATAAAACAAAGAGAGGAAGTATCTTTAAATATAGGATTCCTAATTGTGAACCAATTCAGTTTAATGAACAAAACCTACCTATAGATCCATATATTTTAGGATGTTTACTAGGAGATGGTACATTAACAACAAATACTCCAAAGATAGCAAGTTCTGATTCTTTTATTATAGATGAGTTTAGAAAGAGATTGGTAGATTTTGAATTAAAATATGATAAAAGCACAACTAATAATTATACTATTGTAGATAGAGATAAAGCTGTAATAGAGGTAGGAAATAGATGGCGAACTACTCATTTAGCAAAAGTTAAGAATAGATTAATTTTACAGTTGGGTAATTTAAATTTAAGAAAATCTTGTAAAGATAAGTTTATACCAGAAATCTACAAATATTCTTCTGTTGAACAAAGGTTGGAAATAGTAAGAGGATTAATGGATACTGATGGACATGTATCTCTAGAAGGACATTGTGAATTTACCAATACTAATGAAAAACTGGTAGATGATTTAGCAGATATTCTAAGAAGTCTTGGGATTAGATGTTTGAAATCTATTGATGATAGATCTGATCAAAAGCATAGCATAAAAGGACATGAATGTTTTAGAAGTGTGTATTATAGGTTACATATAAATACTACAAAAGATATTGTAAAACTTCCCAGAAAATTAGAAAGGTTAAAACTAAAGAAGTATCAAATAAGACATGATTTTGTATCTATAATAAATATAGAGCCTTTAGAACAATTTGAAGAACAACAATGTATAACAGTAGATAATGATGATCATACTTATATAACTAGAGATTATATAGTTACCCATAATTCTTATTGGGCGGCTTTAGGTGAAGCGTTATGTGATATTTGTACTGATGGAGCATTGCATTATGATCCAAATATTCCTATTAATTCTAGAGCAGTAATAGAGGTGACATGTGGAGGTGGTGCTAAATCTAGTGAGATGTTAGATAAGCTTGAATTTGGAATGAAATGTCTAGCCGATCCTGATTATCCTGAACTAGGTGTCTGGAAATATAATGAAGAAGAAGTAGAACCATGCCCTTTTTGGAAAGAAATGACAGGATCTTTAGGTGTTAACAATAAAGAAAATCCTTGGATAAATGAGTATTGGGTTCAGAAAGGTAATAAGTGGATAAAGAAAGGAAATAGAGATGTAGTATATAATTCTCAATATACAATTAATAGTAGGGCTGGAGCACAAAAATCTGCTGGTGGTCGTAGAACTAGAATACTAAATGAAGAAATAGGATTAAATGAAGTACTAGAATCTTCCTGGGGGTCTAATGAAGGTATGATTACTGACAGTGGAAGAAAAAGAAGAGGACAAAAGGGGATTGGTACTTCTGGTAATATGAAAACTATTGCTGGTGCTAAAAAAATAATGACTAATCCCAGAGGTTTTTCTTGTATTCCATTTAAATATGGTGAAACTGAAACTTGCTGGTTTCTTTCTACTTCTATGGTAGATATGGAACATAAGGATAAAGATGGTAATACTGACATAGAAGCAGCTAGATCAAAGGCTTTAAAGATTAGAGAAGTAAAAGCTAATAGCAATGAAGCTTCTGTATATCTAGAACATATAATGAATAACCCCATGTATATAGAAGATATGTGGGTACAAGGACAGGGTAATTTATTACCAGCATTAGAAGCAGAAGCTAGAGAAAGAGAGATAATGAAAGATAATCTATACAAGGATTTGGGTACTTGTATAGAATTGTTTTGGGATAATATGGCTCCTAGAGGTATTAATTATAAGATAAAGAGAGAAGCAGTTCCTTTTTATGAATATCCATTTGAACCTAATAGAACTACTAAAGAGACTGTATTTACAATGTTTATTCATCCCAACAAACTAGAAGTAAATGGTAATATTCCTAATGATGCTGTTATAATAGTTCATGATCCATATGTATCTGATGAAATGGATAAAGGTGGTTCATTGGGGGCTGCTTATTTTATTGTTAACCCTAAATATATTAAAGACGGACTTCCTGGTAATTGTATTGCTGCTTCTTTATTAGGTAAAGCACCTGGAGGAGTAGATGATTATAATAGAATGTTAGAATTAGGAATGTATTTTTATGGTGATCCTGTTGGTAATTTATGGTATGAAGCTAATAGAGGTGACAAATTGAGATCTTATTTTCTTAGACAAAAGAAACTAAATAGATTGTGTTTAAGACCACAGTTTGAACAAGGACAATACATTTACTTAAAAAATGTTAGTCAGACAGGATATATGGTATCTGGACAATCAAGAATATTTCAAATAGATGCTTTTTCAGATTGGTTATTAGAAGATACAGAATTAACAATAGATAATATAACAGAAACAAAAAAGAACATACAAAGAATTCCATGTATGTTTCTACTCAAACAAATAAAATTATACAATAAAGAAGAAAACTTTGATGCAGTAGATGCTATGCAAGGATTACCGTTAGCTTTGGGAGAACAAAGGCATAGAGTTGAATCTAAGCTACAGCAAAATAGTTTTTCTATGATTGCTAATTATTTAAAAGAACGACGATATGCAAGACGATAGTTTAGTGTACAGTTTAAAAGTACCCGAAACAAAAAAGACTAAGGAGTGGTATAAAAAATGGATTAATTATATTGTTCCATTTGATAATACTACTTTACTAGATTATAATAAATTAAAGAATTTATATGCTATAGTTAATAATGATCTTACAATTATTAAAGAGCAATTAGAGAAAATTAGTAAACCTCTAGGGCCATTATTTGATATACCTGGATTAGTGGATAGAGAAATAGTTGTTTACAATAAGTTATATCCTAAATACATGTATCTCATAGGCCAGTATCTTAAAAGATCTGATCATTTTGACATAGTATTTAATTCTGATTCTGCTAATAGATATAAGACACAACAATTAAAAGATCTGATAAATAAGTCAGTAGAAGAAAAAATACAAATACTTCAAGAACAACAACAGATAGAAGATCCTCAACAGGCAGAGCAATTTTATCAACAAATGCGTTCTCAACTAGAACCAGAAGATATTAATGTTAAAACATTTCAATCCGATCTGGAAGAATTTAATAAATCAGTAATAGATTATTTTAATTATAAGTTTAGTATAAAAAGATTAAAAGAATTAGCTGCTAAACATGCTGTTACTGGGGATAGAATGATGGTTGGTATAGTAGAGAAATATGGTCAACCCTGTCCTGTTGTTTTTAACCCTCTCCACTTTGGATTTCACAAATCTCCTGATGAAGAAAAACTAGAAAAAGGTGATTACTGGTGGTATAAAACTGCTATTACTGTCACTCAAGCTTTAGATGAATTACAAGATAAGATTACTAAAGATGAATTAAATAAACTAGGAACATATTCAGGTGATGCTAATTTAAGACCTAACAAAGCATGGGATATTAAATCAGGTAAAGCTAAATCTCAGTATAATTACAGCCATGTCATTGATGCTATTAATCAGACAGAACATGCAGAAAAACATGTAGGTCAAGCTCAAGGAGAAGGAAGGTCAAGATCATATCAAAATCAAGATTTGATATGGAAAACTTATCTTGAATTTAAAGCTTACAGACAAGTAATTTTTTATACGTATACAAATGAAAACAACAATAGAATTACTGAAATAGTACCTGATTCATTTGAAATACCTAAAGAAGCAACTAAAGTTAAATTTAGAAATAGATACGGTGTTAATTCTTTTAGACGTGAATGGATAGATGTATTTGGAAATCCTGTATATGCTGAAAAGTTATGGATTCCTAGAAGATATGAAGTTACAAGATATGGCACTGATACATTTGCTAATTTTAGAGAAGTTCCTAATCAACCAATAAATATAGATAATCCTTTTGAATTTGAATTATCAGTAAAAGGAAAGATTTTTAGTAATGTAAATGCAGAATCTATTTCTTTAGTTGAAAGAGCATTACCTTCTCTTATGCAATATATTTTTGTTAAGAATTTGCAAAACAAGGAATTGGCAAAATATGAAGGTTATATTAAAAACATAGATGCTTCTCAAATTCCTGACTCTTTAGTATTAGATGGAGATGGTAATCCTATTTGGGAAGGAGTGGATAAATTAGCTGTAGCTAGATTACTAAGAAGAGAATTAGGTGAAGCTATATATGATCCTACATTAGGTTCTGCTGGTTTACCCAACTATCAAAAAACTACTGCTATTAGACCAGAAGTTGCTGGAGCCATACAAGAGATAATTAATATGCAACATCTGTTAGAGTTATTGGATAGAGAAATGGGATTCCAGATGTTAGTACCTCCTCAAGCTGAAGGATTATTTCAACCAAATAGTAATGTAAAAGATAATCAGCAAGCCTTAGAACAAGGATTTACTCAGGCAGAACCATATTATTTAGCAATGAATGATGTATGGAGATCTGTATTAAATGAGTATTTGAGACAATTCCGTCAATACTACATAAGATTCTTTGAAGATAATCCAGATATAGAAGAAACTTTCTTGAATTTTGTTACTCCTGAAGGTATAAAACAAACATTGAAGATTACTCCTGAACTGTTAGATCATGAGGGAGTTGGATTATTTATACATGATGGTACTTATAATGAGCAATATAGACAGTATATGCAAATGTATACACAAGCATTAGCTCAGAATAGAGGAGAAGGAACTAGTATTATCTCTGAATTAGTTATGGCAATTACTAGAGGGGATTCACCAAGAGAGATAAATAAAAGGTTGAAACTTGCAGAACAAGAACAACAGAAAAGGATGCAAGAGTTAGAGCAAGTAAGAAATCAGGTGGAACAAGAAAAAGTAAATATTCAATTCAAGTTAGAACAACAGAAACATCTGAACGAGTTAGAGCAGATAGAGAAGAAAGGGGAGATAGATAAAGAGATAAAGGCAATGGATGTTTATAAGTTACAGGAAGATTTGAATACTGATAAGGATGGTATACCAGATCACATTGAGGCCATGAGAGTAATGAGAGAAGAGAATAGGAAAGATAGAGAACAGGATAGAAAAGATAAAGAGTTAGAATTAAAAAAGAAAGATTTACAAATTAAGAAATCTCAAAAGAACGGGAAGTAATTTTAACAATCTTTAAACAAATGCCCTGTCACATTAACATATTTGTAAATATTAATTAAATTATTAGTAAATTTGTATTAAAATGAGTGAAGATATTAACAACTTACCAGAGTTTAACTTACCTGGGGATGACTCTCCCAAAGTTGAAGATCAGACTCCTGCTAAAGAAGAAACAAAAATAGAAGCTGATCCCAACGCTCAAGCAATTTTTAACATTTATAGAGATGAAGGTTTTATTAAAACAGAAGAGTTTGATGGAACCTATGATGGATTAAGACAAGCATTACTACAAGAAACTCAAACTTTAGAAGATAATGTATTTAATGCTATTGTCGAAAGTCCACCAGAATTTGCTAAACCCGTTGTTGATTTAGTATTATCTAAAGGTCAAGATCTTACAAAAGAAGAATTATTTGAATTTGTAGATACTTTAAGACAAGTAGATATTACTGAAGATAACCTACAACCAGAACAATTCCTTACTAAATATTATAAGGAAAATATGGGTTGGGATGATGAAGACATCAATGATAGGTTAGAAACTTTGAAAGATAAAGAGAAATTAGAAGCTGAGGCTAAAATGTTGTTTAAGAGACAGAACGAAACTACTCTAGCTAACAATCAAGCTAAACTAGAAGAAGCTAGACAACAAAGAGAAACTGTCAAACAACAACAAAAAGAATTTATTACTGACCTTTCTTCTTCTCTTTCTTCCTCTTATCAAAGACCTAAAGCACAAAAACTCTATAATGAATTTATGACAGGTTCATTTAAAAATAAGCTAGAAGATATACTTACAAAACCAGACCTGTTACATCAATTAGTAGATTTTATTAGCTACTACGATGGAGAAAAGTTTAATATGGATACCTTTAAGAAAGAAGCTTTTTCTCCTGATGTTAATAAGGTGCAAAAGAATGTACAAAAATATTGGTCTAGCAGTAACTTGTCAGGATCTGTTGAACAAGATCCATCTACAGGTAGAAAAGTAGACTTAACTAAAGGTAAATTTGTTGATTAATAAATTAAATGAAATATAAATGGAAAGATCGAGCGCACTTACAGTAACTGAATATAAAGCGTTTGGTGGTGGTTTCTTTGATTCTGTAGCTCACTCTGAAATTTTCAGAGATATGGGTGCTTATGAATTTGGAGTAAAATCTGCTAAACTGTTCAGTTCTACATCTATGTTGGGATTAACCAACAAGAGATGGACTTACATGACAATGGCACAAGGAAATGTTTATACACTTCCTGGTGGAACTAATGAATATACTTGGTCAGTGATTGGTGATGCTGATATTGAATGTAGAATTACTGCATTTATTAGTGGTGGAACTACTCCTGGTAAAGGTGGAGCAGAAATTGAATTGGCTATTGATAGACATTATATTAAGAGGCCAATGTTAATGAAAACAGCTTCTGATAATGCTCCTGCTCTACAAGTACTTGATTCTGATCTTGAACCTTATGGAACACATTCTTATAAGGTAAGAGTGAAAGTACAAGATGGTAATCCTAATGCTTATATTGATCCTCAATATCTGCAACCAGGACAAACACTTACTAGAATTGGTACATGGGTAGCTAATGAAGAAAACGTTGACTATGGTGTTGATAACTATAGTGGAATGACTAAACTTAGAGCACCTATTGCTCAGTTTGCCAATGAAGTCAAATTTACTGACAAGTTTATTCGTCAGGAAATGGCTGCTGCAAAAAAAGGTGTTTCTAATACTGGAACTTATAAAGACGCTAATACTGGTAAATCTTATAGAGATGCTTTTTCAAGAGGTATTATCTATCAAGATAAACTAAAAATGCCGGGAGAAGCTAATCCTATTCAAGTTGGTTTTATGATTCCTTCTGCTGAAGCTAGATTGCTTGAGAGAACAGAAATGGATAGGGAATTGATGGCAGAATTTGGTCGCCTGCAGTATGATACTGATGGAAATAATAGAGTTAAGAAAATGGCTCCAGGTTGGAGACAGATTGTAAGAGATGGTCAATACATGCCTCATGGTGGATCATTTACTCTTAATCAACTTTATGACTTTCTACATCAAGTAATGTTTCGTAGGAGAGGATTTATGAACAGAGAACCTTATTTGTGTTCAGGTACAGGTGGTATTTCTTTCTTGAGCACACTTATTGAAGCACAAGCATCAGTATTCCAAACTCTTGAACCTGGATTTGCAGTAAGAGATGCAGATACTAAAACTGGTGTTCATAAGTTTGAAAAAGAATGGGGTTATCAGTTTACTAAAATTAGGTTTGCACAAGGAGTTACTGTACAGATTATGTACGATCCGATGAAGGATAATGATCAGTACTTTAAAGAAAAAGCTCCTGGTTCTTACTTGCCTCTAGAATCATTCCAAATTGATATTCTAGAATTTGGTAAAACTGAATCTGCTGCTGAAAACGCTTCTGGTGAAAATATTTGCATGGTTAGAGAGGATAATGTAGATTACTACTTCTCTGTAGCTAATGCAATTGATTGGAAAAAAGGAGTAATGAAAACTGGTGATAATGTTTTCGCATTTGGTAAGCAACTAGAGATCTATCGTGAACTATCTGGTAGTTTATGCGTGTGGGATGCTAGTGCCGTTGGTAGGATTGAATGGGTGCCAGGTTACACAGGATAAAGAATAGAGTAGGATCGTGACTGGGAAAC